GACCGACTTTAGATTCAAGCTCTGTCAACTTCATAGCAAAGTCATTCATCATCTTCTGAGCGTCCAGCTCTAGCTTCTGTTGACCTTGGCTTATCTTAGCTGCGTCAACGTTGAACTTATCGTCTTGTCCCTTCATGAACTTCTGAGCGTCTAGCTGCAGCTTCTCACGTTCGAGGTTAACTTTGTCTTGGTCAACCTGAACCTGTGCAATACTAACCTGTGCGTTAAGTTGCGCTTCTTGCTGCTTCGTCTGTGCGTTTTGCTGCTCCGCCTGTGCCTTCTCTTGCTCTGCCTGAGCTAGAACCATGTTAGGGTCAGGTTGTGGTGGTTGCTGTGCTGCTTGTTGCGCCGCTTGCTGCTCTTCTGGTGTCATCTGCTCGAAAGGTATAACGCCTTGGTCGAGTAATGACTGCCTGAAGCGGTCTGCCATAATGTCCATGCCCGGAGCTGTTAAGTTATTCAACCAAACGTCCATGCCGCGCTGTGTTAGCTCTGGATTGATAGCTGCCATCTCTAGGAATGCGCTAGCTGTTTCTTGCTGGCGATTCTTGAATGCTGGCCCTATCTCACAAACCACGTCATATTCGCCTATGGATAGATTGTTCAGCTCTACGTTCTGACCTGTTTGCTGGTCTAATACATTTTCGTTAAGCGTAACCATTTCGGTTGTGCCGTCTTCGGCGAGTATGCGAACCTGCCTTGTGCTGTCGTAAACTCTCGGTATAGCATTGATTAATACCTTTGCAGTGTGGCAAATTGCTATCTCTTGGGCGGCAAACCATTTTATCGTACCTTGGTTGCCCTTCTCTATTTGCTTTTCAATTGCCACGCCTGACTGTAAGCCGGGATTGCTTCCCATGTTAGCAGCAAATAAACCGGCCGCCGCCTGAAGCGCCGCATCCGCGCTTAATGCCGTCTCTTGTAAGCCGGGGTTAATCTGCGCGCCACCTTGGAAGAATGGCTGCATCTGTCCATCTACGTGCGTATATGTCTGCACTGGGTCGGCATTGGTGTTCATCGTTGAAAGTGTTTTAATGTCAGCTTGTGCCTGCTCTCTGGTCATCCAGTACTTGCCACGTGGAGCAAGTGCGCCTTCTTCAATCTTTCTTGATTCAGCATAGTTAATGACACGCTGAGGATCCATTAGCTTCTCTATTACACCGCGATAGATAACTTTATTCTCAGATACTTTGAAGTTTCCGTATGTGGGTATTACTGGCAGGTAATCAAACACTGTTTCTTCTTCTGCTTTAAGCCAGCTTTGCCCATCAAACAAGCGAGAATATACACGCCAACTATCCCTAACCCTGCGTTTTTCTTCCGTTATTCCAGCTAATGCTAGCTCATCCTTAACGATGTCATATTGCTCAGAGTTGTACACCTTACCGTCAGAAGTTCTGACTATCTCAATTTTAACGGGCTTCTTGTACAGTATGCGGCCAACCATAATTAAATCAGGTTTTAGATAGTAAACTTCATCGCTTCGGTCATCACCTACCGACAGGCCAGAGCCTTCAGGAAATTTATCTTCGTACTCTTTTCGTGTTAACCCTTGAAGCACCCAACAATGATTGGCGTCACTTCTATCTTGCATCTCAGAGCCGATATCGAACCATACTCGATCAACTGCGTTAGGTACTTTACGGATAAACAGGTCTTGGTCGAATGTATCAGCGTCAACCCAATCTTGAACAATCTCCCAGCAGTCAAATCCGCCTGTTATCATTGAGCGACCAGCAGCATTAAATACATGGTCACCATTGGAGATATTGCGAATATTACGAATAAGTCCGTCAAGCGTCTTGGCTGTGTCTTTTGATGCTTCTCCGCCTGATGGCCTGACCTTAATGCTAAAGTCTGCCTGCTCAAGCTCTCCGGCTATCTGGTCAACAATAGGGTTGCACTTATCAAACGTATAACGTGGGCGACCCTTCATTCTGTGAATAATGTCTGGCTCCCACTGTCCGTCCCGCTTATCGATAAAGTGATGCGATTCGCGTGTAGCCTCGCGCATATCTTCCTCTACGTCTTGCGCTTCAGCTAGTGCAACTAGAACTGTGTTAATGTCTTCGTAATCTAATTCCATAATGATTCAAACTCTAATTCAGGGGCTTTAGTCATAAGCGCTGGCAATTCCTCACCCATAGCTAGGCAATCAGCCATACCGGGAGACTCGATTTGATACTTGTCTTTCATTTCTTTCTTACTCATTAGCTGTATTTTCCCAGCCCCGTTAGGCTTTCTTGGTAGCCTGCAAACCTCGGCTCGTAACTTGCTTAGCAATTCAATATCTGAGCTAATACTTATAATTGTGTCAGGGTCAGTGTATTTACCATTAACCACCGCCTCATAAGTGTTATAAAATCTCTGCGCCAATTTAGTGTAATACTGTGAGCGTTTATTAAAGAACATATCGGCGTTAGATTTTGGCTTATCTTTTGTGCCTAACGCGTGAAGTCCGGCATATTTAGCCTTCTTGTCTTCAACCTCGTTACTGCCTCGATACATTCTAAGCTCACACTTAATGCCCTTGAATGATGTGGCTATTTGTTCACGCAATAACGCACCCATACCGTCACCATCCCATACAAATAAGTCTGTGTTGGCTTGTATAGCTCTTGATGTAGCCATATCACAAGCAATATTACCATTGGCCGCTACAAGCTCTGTTACATCCTCATAGAGTATTCCCTTGCGCTGAGCGTAGCCTTTGGAGTCTCCGCCTTGGTCTGCTGGGTCAAAGCTCGCGACTGTTGCGCCTGCTGGCGTTATACCAAGCTTAATATGAGCATCAATAGCAGCATCAAACCATGCCTTCTTAATAATGGCGTTATCTACCGTATCGTTATACTGACCACCCCATATGTGATCGTATTCGTCATCACTTAGATTGGCTTTATCATCTGCCCTTTCCTGCTCCAGTTCAGGCGGGAACCACGGGTTGTCAGAATGATTGACCTCTACTACCATTATCAAGTCATCCTCGTAATAGCCTGTTCGTGCCAGCTCCTCTTCTGCCCGACTTAGATACTTCTTGGCCACTGCATCTTCAGAACTTCCACGGTTCATTGTGATCCAAATCTCTGGCGCTTCACCTTCACTGCCTGCGCTACTCCTGATTGATGGCGTTAGAACCTTTAAGCTCTTTGCGGATATTGACTCACCCTCCTCAATCCATAAGCGGTTAACGCCAGCTAATGACTTAATGCTGGTTATGTTTCTGGCTAGACCTTTGTAAAATATCTCACCGCCTGCCGCTGAACATATATTGTTATTTGTTGTTACTATTCCCTCAACGCCCAGTCTGTCAATCTCTTGCTTTAAGCTTTCATGTACTGAGTCATCAATGGTATTTTGAAACTCCCTAGTGCAGCATATTCTCTCGCCTGAGTCGCATAGCATTAACATGACATCACCAACACCGATTGATTTAGCCGAGCCTCGACCGCCTACTGCAATCTTAATACGCTTAGGCTTGCTAAGTAACCATGCTATTTTATCTGTGATGCGGAGGTCTATGTTAGCCACGCGGCAGCCTAAAGCAATTAACCAAAACCCCTTTATCTACAAGAATGACAGTATCTTTATATCTTAATTTAAACGAATCCGCAGGGGTGATAAATTCCTTTGCGTAAATCTCTATTCTTTTTAAGAATGCATCCAAATCCCTATATCTAGATGAGAGGCTGAGGGTAAATCTGAGTCTAAATCTATCGCTACATGGAATCATGTTACTCACTCCTTATTAGTTGTTACTGGATTAATAACCCAAGTGTTAAGAGCTTTTCCGCCCGTCGTCACATCAGTCTCAACTTTATCAGTGTACCCGTGCTTAGTTAACATTAGCTTTGTGATAGATGCGTTAAAGTCATTTGTAAGGCCATTACAAACTAACTTTTGCTCTTGTAAAGCGCTAACTGTATCAACGATGTCCTTAAACTGGGCGTTTCCTTCCTCTATCCACCGGTAACAAGTTGACTTTGCAATGCCGATGTGTAGACATAAACCGACCACTGAGTGTACCACGTCAGGGCAATTATCAATGTAGTCCTGAGCATTTTGTAGTAGCTCATCATTATAGTCTGTAGGTCTACCGCCTGCCATTAGGTCACCGCGCAAACTTCAAAGATTGTTAACGCACCATCAATACTAGGTGGTGCTAACTCTCCCGCGCCTAGCGCTGTTCTTAGTACGTGATCGAAATCTCCACTAAAAGAGATATCCGTTTCTTGTGTTGTTAATATCAAGTCAGTGCCCACTACAGCGAGTCCAGCACCTAGAGATGCGCTGAATAGAACGTCGCATGTATCTTTAGTGTATATCCTATACTCAGCTTCAACATAAGTCGTCGGGTCAACCTCGACCGTTCTAGTGTCGTCTGTGTAAACAGTTAGGGGTATCTCTTGGTATGAGTTTCCCCACATAAAATCTGTAGTAGTACAAGTCATAAGCTTACACCGTTGCCGTGTTAATTCCGCCTGAACCAAAAGCGAATACAAAATCATTATTAACCAAGTCCAGCGCTGTTGATCCGTCCGATGTCATGTCATATATTTGAACTAGGTCATCTGCTGCGCTTGTGTTGTTATACACCACTGCACACCTAACATCCGCAGGGTTGCTTGCATTCTTTGTGATTGTGGCTATATCAGTCGCATCAAACTTAATGACATTCGTAGCCCTAGTATATGCAGCGCTTGCTAGCGTGTAAGATGCTGCAACGTTTCCGCCACTTGTTACTGTTACACTGGAAATAGTCGGTGTTGCCAAGTCCGCGCTAATTGATGCGTATGTATTGCTGACAAATGCCAAGCTCCAAACGTCAGCCTCAGCGTACACGCCTTTTCGCTCATTAAGAACGTACTCATTAAATATTTTACTGTCGCCCGCTGCCATTATTCTTTAACTCCTGTGAATGTGGATGATTTATCATACCCACTAGAAAATTGTGCTTGACTTATTATACCGCTAAACCCTGCAACTTTCACTACCCCTGTAAAATCACCTATAGCAGGCGCTACCCCGGCGAATGTGTTTGTAAATATCTTTATCCCGTCTGTAATTACGCCTGATATTGAGTTGTAGTTATAATCTGGAGTTGCCCCCACCACCGAGATAGTCCCAAATAGTGTTACCGTACCTGCTACAGTTGCATAAATATAATCTGGAGTTGCCCCTGTTACTGATATTGTTCCGGGGGTTTCAACCGTTCCGCTTATTGCGGTGTATGTGTAATTAGGTGTTGAGCCTGTGACTTCAATAGCAGAAGTTAATTCAACCGTTCCTGCAATGGCTGTATAAGCGTAATTAGCCGTCGCTCCTGTAACGCTCACTAAACCAGTTAGATCTATAGTGCCAGCAACTGCGGTGTATGAATAATTTGGCGTTAGCCCTGTAACACTTATAGCCCCACCAGCCGCGACCTCTAAAAACCCGCCGCTTAGTCCTTGGCTTTTGCTTGCTGAAGTAGCTGTAAAGCCACCTCTTAAACCTTGGCTCTTACTCACTAGCTAAGCCCGTATTCTGACGCTATATAAAATGTTGTGCTCGGCTTTGTTATGTAAACCTTAATAGTTGGCTGACAATCTGATCCGGGGTCTCCTGCTGTTGAAACATCTATCTGATAAAGATTAGCAAGTGCGCCTGTCCAGGTGCTTGTTGCATCTGTTGTGAGTGTCGTTCCTGTTGCCATTAAATCAATAGTCCCGCCAACGGTTAGTGGGCCAGTTGAGATAAAGTTAGGTGTTTGCTTGTTTGTGCCGTCTGGATAGCTTACTTCTATGTAAATATCTTTGTCCGTTAATGCTGTCGCACTGGTAATGTAAAAGCTTAATACGTCAGTAGCGCCTGCTGATAATTCTGAGTAGCGAGATATCGGGAAATCAAGCCACAATGGAGAGCCGAGGCTTGCATCGGAATTAGTTACAACCTTGTAACTTATTTTTTGATTAGACTCTGTAAATGGCTCATCTTCGTTACGATATATTGTTGCATCGTCGTCTACATCACCGCCAAACGCATGTAAATGGTA